CCAAACTTGTGCGACGCTGTGCGTGGGATGACTTCGCGGTAGGAGATGACTGCCATGGCTAGTTGAGGATCTCCACGGTGCCGATCTGGCCGTTGCGGTTGAACTGCTGAAGCTCACGCAACTGAGCCTCCTGCAGTTTGCGGTCCTCCTCGGTGAGCGTCCCTGCCTGCATCTTCTCATCGAGCTTGGTGCGGGCCGTGTCGATGGCTGCATTGAAGTTGGCCTGGAACTGACTGAGGACGCCAGCGGAGGCTTCGGCGGCAATCTGCGCCTCCAGTTGGGCGATCCTCTCGGTACGCTTCCGGTTCTCTTCCTCAATGGCGGCAGCGTTGGCAATCGGGCGTCCGAACCCATCGACCGCAGCGCCTTCGCCCTGGGCCGCCCGCATCTGATCGACACGCAGCTTGTCCAGTTCCTTTTCCGCCTCAGTGCGAATGTCCAAACCGAGGATCGGGGCGAACCTTTTGACGAAGGCTTCGATGAACTTTGCCAACCCGAGGAACGCATTGCCGGCCAGCTTGATGAAATCCAACAGCCCAGAGGCCACCTGCTGGGCGATCTGCTGCGGCCCGGCCTGCTTAATCACGCCCAGAAGCTCTTGAGCGATCGTGCTAATCGGGCCAGCAAGCTCGCCCAGGATCGACCCTGCCAGCCCTTTGACCGTTGCCCAGACGGTGGCGAACGAGTCATTCATGCTGTCGATGGCTTTGACGGCGTCCTCGCTCACCACCTGGCCGAGCGAAACAGCCTCTTCCCGCATCTGCGTCAGAGCACCAGGCCCGAGCGTGAAGAGTTCGCCGAGTTCGATGCCGCCCTTGCCAAAGAACTGCACGGCCTTGGCGGCACGCTCGGCGGGATCGGCAATGCCAGCCAACGCATCGACAACCATCTCGAACTGCTTTTCCGGCGTGGCGGCCTTGAGATCGGTGAACACGATGCCGAGCTCTTCAAACTTCTTTTGCGCCTTCTCGTCGAGCGTCGCTTTGCCAATGTTGATCGTCAGTTTCTGGATCTGCTTGGCAAACGATTCCACGCTCACGCCAGTGTCAGCGGCCGCCCTGGCGTAAGCCTGCAACGCCTCAACGCCGACGCCGGTGCGGTTGGCCACGTCGTTCAACGCGTCGAGCTCTTCGCCAACACTCAAGGCGAAAGACGTGACAGAAGTGACGGCACCAGTCACGGCACCCGAGAGACTAAGAAAAGCAGACGTGGCAGCCTGGAGCCCGCCCAGGGCCAACTTGCCGATCTCAATATTCTTCAGCGTTCCAAGATCGGCCGACGCCTTCTTGCCGGCCTCGCCCATGGAGTCCAGCTTTTGGTTCACATCGGCCACGGCCTGGGCCAGCTGTGCCGTATTGGCACTGATCTGCATCGCCAACCCGAGTGCCGTGCTCATGTCATTTGCCGTCTAGGTCGAGTTTCATTTGGGCCAGCACGTCGAGCATTTGCGTCTTGTGCTGCGGTGGTCGTTCAGTCGGTATGAAGTCTCTCGGCTTTGGGCACTGGCCTCGGCGTGAGTGCGGTGCCAGCACTGCACTGGCCAACACTCCAGTCTGAGCCCATGAGTTGTCGAGCGGCTGGAAGTAGCGGGCAAAGGCCAGCCACTCCGACAACTCGCGGGAGTCCATCCGCTGCTCGAGCTCGCCGACCGTCATCTTGAGATGCCCGGCCAGCATGAACAGGAACTGCCGCGATGGTCTCGCGCTAAAGCTCGCCGGCGAGTTCGACTACGTCCGCCTCCGTGAGTTTGTTGTGCTTCTGTGCGATGTCGAACAGTTCGCCCATAACTGCACCGTCGAGATCGGCCACCTCGGAAATCTCATCGTCTTTCCAGATCCGCACGCCGTGCTCGTCGCAGAGAGTCCGTACGAGATAGAACGCACGGAAGTTGTGAAACTTCTCCATGCCCTTGCTGCGGATGTCGATCCACGCGAGTTCCCACGCGTCCCGCTCGCCGACGCTCATGACGCGGACGTGCACGTCAAAGCCCCACTCTTTCACGCGGACCTTGAGCGGCTTGCGAACGCTTGCGGCCTTGATCTGTTCTTTCAGTCCCATGTCACCCATCCAAAAGTCTGAACGTCACGGTGTAACGGGTTACGCCGTTCAACTCGGGCGCGACGCTCAAGCCCTCATAGACTGCCTTGCTCGTCAAGCCAGCGCCGCCGCCAGTGATGACGATGTCAGCCCTGGTGCCGTACTTCGCCGTGGTGATGTTGGCCGTGCCCATGCAGCCGACAGTGACGGTGCCGACTTCGTCTGTCCAAGCAGGAGTGGAAGTCGCACGCCCCTTGGCTGGGCCGCCGCCGTATTGCCACGACAACTCCGAAACCTCGGAGAACGCCACGCCGTCAAACGTGACAGAGATGCCAGTGCTATGAGCCGCCACGGGTAAGCCTCCGTGCGACTACGGCACCTGGAAGGAAGCGGAACCACGCACGGCGTCGTTGACCGTCAGCGTGACGCTGGAAGACTTGCACGTGGCGGTCACGCTCAGCGTGATCCCGCCAGTGATGACGAGCGTTCCAGTGGCACCCTGGGCAACCGGCGTGCCGGACGCAGCCAGGTACTCGACAGAGACTTCCTTGCCGGTGTCACCAGCAGAGCCCTTGAGCGGGCGGCTCATCGTCAGCACGGTCGCCCCGGTGGTCTGGCCCAGGTGTGACACGTCGATCTGATCGGTGGCAGCGTTGTCCGTGATCGAGTAGGTGATGCTCGTGACGGTGTAGGTAGTGCCTGAAAACGTGAAGGTCGTGCCGCTCGAATCATGGGGCGTGTATGGCATGCTTTATCCCTCGCTCCACCAGCAGTCGTACCGCTGCGTCACCTGATAGACCGGCGGGAGATCCGCTCCAGCCAGCTGCACAAAGTCGTCGGATTCGTCCTCCAACGACGTTTGCTTCACTTCTGTATTGTTCGACGTTCCGCCGTATCCATCCAGAACGAGCCGCATGGCGTCAGCGACCTGGCGCGCCTCTTCGTACGTCGTGCCGTAGATGCTGTACTCAACGCTGACTCGTGGCATGCCCATCGGCCGCCCGAGCGTCTGCTCACGCTGGATGCCAGAACGTCGCCACGTGACGAACGGCAGCGACGCCGACGCCGGGGCCAGCACCGGGTAGATGCGTGAACTCACCAGCGACGTGACGGCCGTGGTGCCGACCAGGGCTGTACGGAGGACGGCTTCTGGGGATTTGAGGCTCATTTGGAGTGCGTCTCAGAATGGGGCATTAGCGCCAAAGTCTCGCGGCGGGAAATCTTTCTGCAGGTCTTTCTGGGCGTTCAAAAGTGACTTGGTCATTTCAGACGCCAACAACGACCGCATGGCGGAAATTGACTCTTGATAGGCGGACTTCACTGGCGGCTGCCCCTTCTTGCCGCCAACTGGCATTGCCCGCAGGCTGAGCACCTGCCCGCGAGGTGCCTTCTGAAAAAACGCCTTTGGGTATTTTGGCGTTGTATTGACGCGGACTGCACCGGCGTACTTCCCTCGTTTTGCAATTCTGGCAATCTTGAACGGGCCGAGCGTTTTGAAGCTGGATGCTATTGAAGCACCGCCGCGACGCGATGACGTTTTGATGATTCGCTCTTTTGTTCCAAACTCTAAAAAGCCGGCGTGGTATGCCCTGTCTTTCCCTTTTTTGATTGAGCCGCCGCCAGCAGACGCAGACTTTCCACTGCCAGCCGCCACAAAACCGACCATGCCGACAGCGTTTCCGCTCGGATAGGTTTTGACTTTGCTGGTGATTGCCCTGGCCAGATTGCCAGTTGGGCCGCGCGTGACATTGCCGCGCAATGCTGTCAGCCCTGGCTTCAGCGTCCGACGAATCGCGGCACCCATGTGCTTTCGTGCAAGGCTTGGCCGGAACTTGCGAAACGCTTCCTGCAGTTTCCGCAACTCAGGAAACTCGACCTTCATGTCAATTCCGGCTTTGTCTCTGGCAGCCATCACGTCACCTCTTCGCAGATGGCGACGTGCTCGCTGCGGTTGCCGTACTCGAGCAGGCTGACGATGTTCAGCGTGCGGGACCGCCAGGCGAAGCGATCACGCTGGGTCAGCCCAGGCAGGTACCGCATCCGCACCCGGTGCGTGATCGTGGTGTCTTGCTGGCCAGCCGCCAGAGCCTCACGAGCCGAGACGCCTTCCACGCTCGCCCACACGGCTGACGAGTTGCTCCACGACAGGACCGTCTCGCCGAGAGTGTTTGTGGCACCGCTGGCGATCTGCACCGTGATACGCTCGCGGAGCTTGCCTGGCTCAATCATCGGTAAGAGCCCCACCGCTGCGAGTCGAGCAGGGACTGCACGCCGTACGGCACCTCCTGCGGCACGGCACCGGTCGCAATCACAGCCTGGCGGCTTTCGTACCAGTGGCCCACCAGCATCAAGATGGCGTGCCGGATCGCCGCCGGGACGCTGGAGCCGCTCGCCCCGTAGCCGGCCCACCACGTCACGCTGATGGCGTTGTCATCCTGCCGGTGCGGCGTCCACGTGCTGCCGTAGATGGGCAGGATGGCCCCCGGCGTGGCATTCCGGTCAACCCGGTACTCGGCCGTACTGTACGTGCTCGTCGGCCCGGCCTCCTGCGTGAAGGTCACCGTGACGGCCGTGGCCGTGCCGCTCATCACCATCGGCGGCCGGGGCAACTCGACCGGCTCAATGCCGCTGTCGGGGAACTTGTCGAACCGCATCACCCACTGGGTGTGCACCAGCGTGCGGTCAAGGTACTGCTCGCACCACTCGCGGGCCGCCGTGATGAGCGTGCCGATGTAGTTGTCATCATCGCTCGTATCGACCCGCAGATGGGCCTTGGCCTCGGCGAGCGTTACAGGCTCAACGGCTGGGGCGGTCTGTCGGGTCAGGCTTCGGTACTGCACGTGGGCGTCCTCGTTTGCGTGGCGTTGCGTCGGCCGTCTCGGCCAGGTGGTCAATGGCGGCCGTCTCGAGCTCCTGCTGCCGGTCCTCGACTGCGACCCGCTGAGCGAGCAGCTGCGTGGCGAGCCCGCCTGGGATCTCCACCACCTGCCCCTTGCGGTAGCCACGCCACGAGCGGGCGAACTTCAGTTTCTTCATTGCGGCACGCTCCATGCAGATTCCGGGCGTTTCAGCGTGTTTGTGAACTCCGTGGCCCACTGGAAAACAGGCGTACCCAAGTTCTTGCCGGGCCACGTGACCACGTACTCGCCGTGGCCTAGCACGACGCGGGGCGAGACGAAGACCTTGTTCCCGCTTTCACGCCAGTTTTTCCAGAAGTAGATGTCATCATCGACGCGGCCTTCGTGCCACGAGCCATCGGGGCCGGGCTTACTCCAGAACCAAGGCTTCCTGCACCGCTTCAGGGCGGCCGTACTGATGACCGTGAGCCCGAAGTGGGCCGTGTCCACTTCCTGCACGGGCTCGGCGAACCACGCCGAGTCCACCTTGGTGCTGCCGTCAGGCGGCGGATTGTCCAGCGTGCCTTTCAGCGTGAGCATCGGGCGGCCGTCCTCTCGCTTCGTCTGCAGGCCGGTGATGGCGTCGCACTGGAACGTCATCGCCAAGGCAAACAAATGCTCTACGTCCTCTTTGGTGAAGAACGTGTCATAGTCGATGGTCAGCAGATACTCGGCCTTGTCAATGAACTGCTCCATCACGCGGGTATTCACCTGCGACCAGAACGCACCCGTGCCCATTGTGGGGCGAATGCCCAGCGGCATGAGTGCCTGAGCCCATGTGAAGTGGTTGGCCGTAAAGCTCAACCTGGGCATCGACAGGATGGCTTCCACACGGATGTCAACCTCCGTGCCGCCGACCTTGACCAGCATGGGCACCTCGCAAACGAGAGCGGGCCGCCCCGATTTGGAGCGGCCCGCCTAGTCTGCACATCACGTCAAGCCGTCAGGCTCACGCACCCTTGAGGGCGATGACCGGGCCAGCCGCCGTGTCCGAGCCGAGCTCGCTCCACGAGATGGCGCACCGCATGGTCGCACGGACCACGACCTGATCGCTCAGGAACGCCACCTGATCGCTGGACGCGATCTCCAGGCCACGACGCACACCGAAGTGAGCGGCGTTGCGGAGGTTGGCGTACAGGGCCATGACCTTGCCGGTCTGATCGCCCGAGCCCACCATCTGGTGCGAGAGCAGCACCGGCGAACCCAGGAACGTCAGGCCGAGCCCCTGCGACAGACCGACCGACCCGCCCTGGGCGAGGTCGAGAGCCTGGAGGCAGGTGGCGAACGCATAGGGGGACACGATCCACGCCGCACCCTGCCGGCTGTGGCTGGGCATCTTGGCCATCATCTCGAGGATGTTGGCCTTCGTGATCTCCTCGAAGTAGTCGCCAGCACCCGTCACGAGGCTCGCGGCGTAGGTCGCCGAAGAGCCAGCGAGGATGCCGCCGCTGGTGAGGATGCCCGCGACGCTGGGGGCGTTCGCCGAGTTGCCGTTGAAGGCAACCGTCTCGACCGCCTGGGTCAGCGTGTAGGCCAACTCGGTGGCGAGCATCTCAGCGATGCCGACAACCGAATCCTCGAAGAGCTCGGTCGACACCTTCGTCGCGGCCGTCACCTTCTTCGCGGTCAGGGTGACCTGCGAGTGGGTGGGGTCGCTGTCGGTGATCGCGGTGTTTTCCGCGACCCAGTAAGCCGTCGCGCCGCCGGTGCGCTTGGGCACCAGCACCACGTCGCTCGGCATGTTGATCGGCGTCGCGTTGGACGCGAACACCGAGTCCTCGTTGACGAGCCGCAGCACCTGATTGCTCAGGATGTCGGGCACGAAAGCCGAGCCGGTCGTGGACGCGGCCGAGCCCTGAGCACGGGCCTCGATGCCGTAATCGTTGCACCACCGCTTGGCCTCGGCGTCACCACGGAGGTGACCCTTGATCCACATGCCGGCCTTGTACGCCTCTTCCTCGGTCTTGAACGCACGCAGCTTGCCGGCGTACGGGATCGACTCGATCCGCACCTTCGGCTCGTCGGCACGCACCTCGGGGGCCGGGGTGCAGCGGTCGACCACGGAACGCAGGTTCTTCGCCGACTCGGCAACCGACTTCTCGAAGTCGATCTTCTTGGCGAGCTTGGCGGCGTCGGCCGTCAGCGTCTCGAGCTCGAGGTCACGCTCGGCAATCTTGTCCGCGTCGCCCTCGATGGCACGCACGGCGTCGATCCGGTTGGCGAGGGTAACGGCCTCGTCCTGCAGCTTCTTGAGGTTGTCCACTGTGTGATATCTCCGCCGGCGGTATTGCCGATGAAGTCCACAGTCGCACTAGCGGGCATCCCTCTTGCAGAACCGCACTTCAGAAACCGTTGTTTTCACAAACGCAACCGCACGGGCGCCGCACCTCGGGCAACGCAGATACCGCTGCCGCTCGTCACCGCATGGGCGGCTGGAACGGCAACGGAGTTTCTCGCCGCAGGTGCAGCGGGGCTCAGCCATTGCGGAGCCTCAGAGAAGCAGCCCAGGCGGCGGCGACGCCCCGCAGGGCCGAACGCGAGCGATCCGCCTGGGCCGCAGGCTCTGGAGTCGGCTCGGCAACCGTCTGAGAAGAAACCCACGCATCGTAAGACCGCATGGCTGCAGCGGCTGAGGCGGCCGGGTACGCTGGCGTGAGCACAACAGACACGTCGGCCAGCAGCGAGACTTCACGAATCTCACGCACGGCACCCTGTTCATCGCTCGTCCACCGCTCGCCCGTCTTGGGGTCGAGAGCGAAGGCGAAACTCGACGCCTTGAGGTCGCGGCGACGCAGGAGCTCCAGCGTGTCGCGGCCCACCTGCGTGTCGGGCGGCGTCACCGTGTACCGCAATCCCTTCTCGTCGCTCGACAACTCAAGCGTGCCGCTTGATGTGCGACCGAGGATAAGGTCGCTGTTGTGGTTCAGCAACGCCACCACGTCCTGCTTGCCACGCTGGCGTGTCAGAATCTTGTCAAACGCACCAGGCAGGATGATCTCGCGGAACTGCGAGCCGCCTTCCCGCAGCGGCAGGCTGAAGCGGTTGTAGACGGCGGCGTATCCGGTGATGACCTGCGTGCCATTGGCCCGCGTCTCAATCGTGAGCTCGGCCTCGGGCACTTCCTCAAAGGCGAGGCAGCGGCGTTCAAGTTCCATCTGTCGTGTCCTCCTCTTCGGCCTGGTCCTCGGCGTCATCGGCCGGTGTGTCTTCAACCTCGACGGCTGGCTCGGGCATCGGCTCCGGGGCAGGCGGATCCTGGCCCACCTTGTCCAGCGTGGTCATGTTGAGCTGCACGAAGTGCTTGTCGCCTTCCGGCCCGATTGGGTTCAGGTTCTCCAGCTCGCGGATCTCGTTCACAGTCATCCAGCCGTTTTGCAGGGCCGAGACGTAGTAGGCAGACCGGCTCGCGTGGTCGCCACGCAGTAGGCCGCTCACGCTGTGCTCGGCGAAATACCGCTCATCGTCCACGATCAGGTCACGCGAGATCGCGGCTTCCCATCGCTTGAGATGTGGCAACAGGCAGTGCTGCACAAACTCGGTGCCCTGCACCTCGATGTTGCTATAGGTGCTGCGGCTCAAGTCTTGAATGAGGTGAGGCGGAATCCGGAAGGCGCGTGCTATCTCAAGCAACTGCCAGCCCCGTAATTCCAAAAACTGACTCGACTCGTTGCTGCCGCTTAGTTCGTGGGCCTTTACGCCATTCGGAAGGACGGCCGTGCGAAATGCCCGGTCCGGCCCACGGTGCATCCGCTCCCACTGCTCACGCAGCCGCTCGGCCGCTTCGACCGGAATCGGGTTGTCTGACTCTAGGATGATGCCCGGCCTAGCGCCTGAACCGAAGTACGCACTGCCGTGGGCCTCCAACGCCTGGGCCAGCCCGATGGCGTTACGGAACAGCGTGTACGTCGGGATCGGCCGGATGCCGTCCTCGGTCGTGAACCGCAGGCAGAAAATCTGCTCCTGCGTGTAGAGCGTCTGTTTGCCGCTGGGCTCGCGGTACTTGTACCGCACGGTCCCGTTCTCAAGCCGCTCGGCTTCCATGCGAGACGAGTGCAGCGGCCACAGTTCCGACACGGCACCTCGAGCACCTGGGCGGATCTCGGCGTAGCTCGCACCGTAATGCAGGTACATGCCGGTCATCCAATCCCGAAACTCTTGAGCCGTCTGCCAAGGGTTGGGCTGCATGTGCAGCAGGCGGTAGACCGGATGCTGCGGAGCCTTGGCCTTGCCACCGTTGGCGAGCCGCTCATAGACGTGGAGCGGAAGGGCCGAGACGGCGTCCGAGATCACCCGGATGCAGGCCGTGTAGGCCGAGCACGCCATCGAGTTGTCGGCGTTGACCCGGATGCCAGACGGCGTGCGGCTAGACGAGGACTCGGTCCACTCGATGC